ACATGAAAGATAAACCTGTAAAATTACCACAGACAAATCAGCAAGGAAAGAAAGTAGGTGCTGACAATAAAGCATGTTGGCCTGGATACAAATATCAAGGTACTGTTAAAGGCAGAGATATCTGCACACCAGTAAAGAAAAAATGAGTTATAGACCTACAGAACAGATGGCAAACAATGCCAAGCGCGGATTAAAAATGCGTGAAGAAAGCACACCTAGCAATCGTGGTGGCACGGCTGTAGGTCTTGCTAGAGCAAATCAATTTGCTAAACGAGAAGGTGTCAGTCTAGATACAGTCATGCGCACTTACCAATTTTTGAGCAGAGCAAGAGTTTATTATAAGCCAGGTGAGAACACTAAAGGTACACAGGCATATCTATTATGGGGAGGCCCTGCAGGATTATCATGGGCAAGCAAGATATTGCGTGATGAAGGCGTGATATGACCACAGATCATATCAATCGTTGGAATAATATGACTGATAATGAATTTTTATCTAGCATAATCTATTACAGGCGTTTTAAAAATGTAAGTTCATTAGAACATAGTATCAATATTGATTATGTCGTCAAGCGTTGTACAAATTTAGGTTATGACTTCACATCGGCATGCTGTGGTAAATTTACATTAACTAAAAAAGAAGGAGCAATTTAAGATGTTAGACGATAAGACTTTTTACACTAACAAAATAAATGACAACAAGACTTATAAATCATTTTGCCAGACCGTCAGAAACGATAGCATAGAAGATGTACAAATCTTATTGGCTAGATTGGGAGAACATATACCTAATCATCCACGATATCAGACACTACAACAGTTGTTTATTGATAGAACAAAGTGATTTACAAGAGTGATGGCACTATCATCAAGATAGTAAAAGGAGACGATAAATGTCTGAAAAACAATCAAATTATCCAAAAAAGTCCGGTAGAGGTGGTCCTAGGATCAACTCAGGAAGACCTAAAGGATCAACAAACAAGATAAGCCCTGCTTTATTATTGAACGATTTCCGTCGTGAACAAGGCATGACTTTCAGCCAGTTCATAAACAAAAAGATCCGTGATGCAGAGATCGATAACAATCATGAACTAGTCAGTAAATATATTTTAGGACTAGCCAAATACATCATACAAGATGTACAACAGATAGACCATACAACGAATGGTGAGAGTCTAAAGACTGTATTCAATTTCCCACAAAAGGAATTGAATGACTGGAGTCCAGTCTATTCATTATCAGATGCAAAGAAAGATTGATGTCCCATTATATGGTGAGCAAGTTACTTTGCTCAAAGACATGCTTGATAGTGACAAGCATTGCATCCATATTGTGCCTGTTGGTTCCGGGAAAACTTTTCTGGCTGCTATCGCTCTTCCTATCTTTGCCACTGACATTCGCTATCACAAAAACAAAGACATAATATATTCAGCGCCAACAGGTGCCATGATCAAGTCACTTATATGGGAACCATTAAAGAAATCATGCATCAATCATTTTGGATTGCGTGATGGTATCGATATCAACAATAGTGAACTAACGATAAAGTTTCCCAATGGCGTATTCATACGCTGTAAAAGCGCAGAGATGCGTGAGAACTTACGAGGTCTCAATGTAGGCGTATGGATCGCTGACGAAGCGGCATTGTACACCAGTGATACATTACAAGAGATCACAAACAGATTGCGTCCTAGTGTGGGTCAACCCGACAGTCAAGGTAGACTGATCGTGATAAGCACGCCCAGTGGCACAGGACCACTGTACGACCTATTCAAGATGGCTCTTGAAAGGCCTGAAAAATACATCGTACGGCACTATAACTATGAGCAGATGCGCAGTGGTAATCGACAATACATCGATGAACAGAAACGCATACTCAGTCCCCTCAAGTTTGCGCAAGATTATCTATGCTCTTGGGAAAGCGTGGCTGATCAGTTTTATTATTCATTTAATATACACAAACACACGGTGGATGACATAGTAGATAGGCGTACTGACTTATACACTTTCCATGACTTCAATAAAAGGGTCATGACGGCAATCGTTGCACAAGTCATCGATGAAGGTTTACCTACAGCACGATTAGAAGTGTTAAAGAGTTATGCCATCAAAGATTGTAGTACAGAAGGAATAGCAGATGCGATCAGACAAGACTTCCCAAAACGCAGACTTTATAGTATCATTGACATGTCAGGTACTCAAGTCAATCGTGACACGACTAGTCCATTCGGTGTCACAGATCGTATCATACTTGAGAAATATGGTTTCCAGATAGTCAATAGTCGCAAGAGCAATCCATTGATCTCAGATACAGACAATACTGTGAATGGATTCATCAACGCAGATAGATTGCGTATCAAGAAAGATGACAAACTATTGATAGAAGCATTGACCACATATCATTTCGAAGATGGTAGTCGCAAGCGTCTAGTGAAGTATACTGAACAGAAGTATGCTCACATTGACGGATTAGGTGATTGCTTGCGTTATGGTATACATCATTTGTTCCCAATACAACATGATCAAAAGATACATGAGTATGTAGGCATGGATCCACGCTATGCACGAATGAATGATCCTGCGAACAAATATAAACCAGAGAGTCCATTATATCCTGGTGGGCCAACATGGGAAGACATCATTAGTGGTGACGAAATAAATGAAGATTATCAAACATACTAAATAATAGTATGTTTACGAAAAACAAAAAACCACGCAAGAAGTCAAAAACTACAAGCGCATATGATCGCGTGATGAAACGCATAGAGATACCAGAAGATAAAAGTAAATGCTGGTTATGGACTGGACCAGTGAATAATGCAGGTTATGGTATGATCCGTGGCGACAATGGAGTACCTAAGATGACAACAGTTCATAGAGTCGTTGGTATACATAAAGGTCTAGATAGTGATGGCGAAATACAACATACATGCCTCACAAAACATTGTGCGAATCCTGATCATCTAGTAGAAGGTACTGGCATGACTAGGCATAAGCGCATAGTAGAGAAATATGGTAGAAACTTTCAAAAAGCAAAGAATCCATATAAGACATGTAAGCATTGCAAAGGCACAGATCATGTGACATGGTTCAGTCGCAAGCACGATGAATGCTACACATATAATCCTAAAAAGAAAGCATAAATAAATTATACATAACACGAGGTATAACCATGGATTTTGACATGATGGTCGAGATGTACAACATCAGTAAATTTTATATTCCACAAGACGATCATTATGATCTCGCCAAAGATGTCGTGAGATATCTTACAGATATGGGACACAGCAGTCAAGAGATCGACAGAGCCTTTGGTGAGTTCCCAGAAGTCATGAAAGCATTAGACGAATATAGCATGTATGGTCAAGAGACCGAAGATGTCATGGACATGGATCCACAAGAATACGCTGCCATGGAACAAGAAGAATACCTCGATGAAAAATTCGGTGGCGATTATTATGAATATCTAGACGATAGTGAATAATCGTCAACGGAAACAAATATGAATGTACATGAATTAACTCATAAGAATCCTATATACAACGCTGTCTATGAACAGATGTTAGCATACCAGTATGCATATCTAGGAGGACAGATTTTTAAGACATATGTGCGCAAGAAAAGACCAAGCGAAGATAGCAATCTTTATATTGATCTAGTAAACAATACAGTCGCACAACCTATATGCCGTTATATCGTTGACACCATCAACGATGTATTGTTTGAACCAGGCATCAAACGCGAATTAAAGTTCTGCACACCAACAGGACAATATATCAATCCTGATAACACAGAGTGGGCACAACTCATGTTACTTGACGCTGATCTACAAAACAGATCAATGGATAGTTTCATGGAACAAGTAGGCGATCTCACTAGCATATATGGATATTGCTGGGTCTTTGTCGATATGCCTAAACAAGATGAAGGCAATCTAGGCAGACCTTATGTGGTCGCAGTCAATCCACTCAATGTATGGAATTGGGAATGGGAATGGTTCGGTGGCAAGCCAATGGTCAAGCATGTCAAAGTATTAGAAGCCGAAGACAAGGACAATTATTATTTGAAGTGCTATCATCTTGGTACTGACGAATATCCAAGTTATTGGAAGAATTACCGTGTAGGTAAGAATGTCAGCAAGAACGATGTAGAAGAGATAGGTACAGGTACTTATCCTGCAGGTATGAGCATACCAGGCTTCATAGCATATGGTCGCCGTGATCCAAGAACAATGGACCTAGGCGTTAGCGATATTGATAGCGCAAGTGACGCACAGAGAGAACATTATAAATTAGAATGTGAAGCATACACATCAGTACAGTTCGCAAAGACTATCATTCGTGCAGATAAAGGCGTAGCCATTCCAGTACACGCAGGTGCGATAGTTCGTGCAAGTCAAGGTCAAGTAGAGACTATTCCAGTCGATACTGGCGATGTCGATAAAGTTACTAGCCGCCAGCGTGAAATACTTGAACAGATCGAAGCATTAACTGGTCTTGGTGGTTTACGCAATACAAAGAATCAAATCGCAAGTGGCGTCGCTATCATAGAGGAACGAAAAACATTACATAGACTCGCAAAGAGCAAAGCCCGTTTGATGGAAGTCACAGAAGAATTGATATTCACTTATGCCGCACGATTCATGGGAATGCGTTGGGCAGGTGAAGTACATTACAACACAGATTATGAAGCACATGACACGAACTATAGATTAGCCCTTATGGGTCAGGCTAAAGCCATGGTGCAAAATAATCCTATCATTGATAGTCTTATCACTAAAGAAATCATTGGCATGCTCGCACCTGCTGAAAAGATCCCGCAGTATGAGCAGGCTTATATTGAGACTATACAAGATCAGCAAGTCAAAGACTTGATGACACAAGACAATGAACAAATAT